GAATTTTGTTATAGGTTCAACAGACGTTATTTAAAGGATTCAATTTTCGACCGCTTGCTGGTCGCTTCTGCCAAGTCTACTCCCTTGACACTTGCGGAGTTAAAGGGATAGTCATATTAATTTTTATAATTATAACAGTAAAAAAGAAAGCGACGGAAATTCAACTGTTGACAAGCTTTATCTTCCTGATTATTATTCATTGAAACAATTCGAGGAAGAAATAAACAAAACCGACAGATATGAAAATTACCGATGGCTTGTTACGCCAGATAAAGAATTTTATTATCAATTTTTTTTTGGGAAATGGAAAGTTATTGAAATGATAACAATAGATGTATCAATTCCTTCTATTTATATGGGATTTGATGAAAACGATAATATACGCGGACAGGATTTGATCGACAATATTATCGGACAGGAACTCTATTTTGGTGCTGATTACATTGCAAACAAAGGGATTGAATATAAATTAGAAAAAGGTTATAAAACATATTCAGTTCCCTTATTAAATCAAAATACAATAATTGGATGCAATTATGCAAAATCATTAGGGATAAACGGAGACTATTTTTCCATTGTGTTTTTTTCATTGGGTATAGGTAAAAAAGAAGGAAGTCGGGATTTTACTTCATTAAATCAACTTTATTTAAAAGATATAAATACAATTTACGCATCTGTAAATGGTTGTATGACTTTTTTATTAAAGAGATGTTGACTATTTAACTTCAATTTTAAATACACACTTGAAATGTAAAACACAATAAAACAGCCGAATCAAATCGTTTTGGAATATGGAGAAGAAGAATCGCAGAAGCATATGTTTTTGTAACAGGGGATTACAGCTATATGAATCTTCGTAATAAATCAAAAAAAGAATTATAAAAATTCACAGGACGTAAATATTATTATTAAATGATCTGAAAGGATATGTCAAATGAGAAAAATGATTTTTTATATACGCTTGATAAATACTACATATCCGATACTGTTATATATTATTATGATGAATTTTCAGAAAAATTAATTATTATCGACAAATCCGATGAATTGAAAATTTATATTAATATTGAAGATATAAATAAATTTTTCGAAAATGCAGAATTGGAATTTTCATAAATTATATTTATACAATTTAATACATAAACAACACGTTTAAGCGGACTTTTGAATATTATTTAACCCTAAATAATATTATTATTACTCCGTTTGGATAGATATGCTGATGCCATTTTTTATGGTATAATACTACTCCCTGTTTAAAATATAGACAGGAAGTAGTATAAGCAAAAAAATTAAAGCTTTCGGTTGTATTTTTATTGGCGAATCCGGAAACGTTAGATGAAAACACAACCAAAAACAAAAACAAGCGAGATAATATTGAACAATCTCTTACCGCTTGGGAGAAAAGCAAAAAAATAAAGATTCTTCGGGGTTGAACTCCCCCAGAATGACAAAAACAGCATGAAATATAATATGAATAGAAAGGAATTTAATTATATGAAAAAAATTGAAATGATTTTAAATTTATTTAACAACACAAACACAACCACACAGCCTGAGCTGTCTTCGGAGATGAAGACGCATTATAGTAATACCCTTATTGACAACGCAAAGGCAAATTTAGTACACGACCAATTCGGGCAGAAGCAGCCGATTCCCAAAAACGGAGGTAAAACGATTTTATTTCGTAAATATAACCCCTTAGGCAAAGCTGTTACGCCTCTTACTGAGGGTGTTACGCCCAACGGTCAGCAGCTTTCTGTTCAGAAAATCGAGGCGACGGTGGAGCAATACGGCGGATATGTTGAGCTCTCCGATATGTTCATAACGACTTCGGTTGATAATAATGTCAACCAGGCGGCGACATTGCTCGGCGCACAGGCAGGTGAAACTATGGACACAATCATCCGCGAAAAATTGAGCGGCGGAACAAACGTCCAATATGCTGACGGCTCCGTTTCAGCGAGAACTGCTCTTTCATGCACAAACGCAAACCACAAGCTGACTGTGCTTGCCGTGCAGAAGGCGGTGCGTTTCCTTAAAAAGCAGAAGGCAAGACCCTTTGAGGACGGATGTTTTGTTGCGATTATCCATCCCGATGTGACGTTTGATTTAACCCGTGATCCCGAATGGATTGACGCGGTAAAATATGCGGGATCGGAAAAATTATTGACAGGCGAAATCGGAAAAATCCGCGGATGCCGTTTTGTCGAAACCACAGAAGCGAAGGTTTTCACAGGCGCGGGAGCAGGCGGATGTAATGTATACAGCACATTGGTCGTTGCGAAAAACGCATACGGCGTTACGGATATTGATAACGGCGGCGTTGAAACAATTATAAAACCTCTCGGCAGCGGCGGAACCCATGATCCGCTCAACCAGCGCGCGACAGTGGGCTGGAAGGCAACCAGAACAGCTGAGATACTGATGGAATCGTTTATGGTTCGTATCGAAACCGCGTGTTCTGTTTAGATGTTGGATGTTGGATGTTAGATGTTAGACATTAGACATTAGACGTTAGATGTTAGTAGGGGCAGACCTTGTGTCTGCCCGTCCGTAACGCCAAAAACCAAGAAAGGAAAAATTATGGGACTTTTCGATGATATTTTTAATCGTGATAAAACAAAAACAAGCAATTTTGACTTCAGGCTGACACAAGACAACATGCACTTAATGCAACCCGATGTAGTTTATGGAATTTCAAAAATGGAAAGCCTGCTTCCACCTAATATGAGAATGGGAGCAACCCCGGACGAAAGTAAGCAAAAGCTTAACAAAATCTTCGGAATAAACAGCGACTATAAACCAATGTTAGAGGATTACAACGGCTTGGGGCACCCCGGAAAATATGCGCGCGATTACGCAGCATACTATTCCGCCGGAAGAACAGGCGAATCATTCGACCACATGGCAAAGGAATACTCGAAGGGAGGTTTTATACCGGATGCAATAAAAAAGGCGTTTGCGCTCGGACGAAATGACGCAAAAAATAATTCTCAGTCGCAGCAATTACCAAACGGAACTATAAATCCGTTTATAAAATTTCAATCCGACAAAAAACCTATTGACATTCCCCCAGACATGGGATATAATAGTAAAAACAGGAACAAATCTTCGGATGCGTCGCACTTGATGACATATGAACCACCGAAGTTTTTATCGTCCCCTGCTGAAAACACTTTATCAAGTGCTGCTGCGGGAGCGGCAGCAGGAGCAGCTGCGGCAAATCCGCAACAAATAAATTCTAATAAAGAAACAACCGATTCAATTCCGATAGGATATATCGGTCCGCAGCAAAACAAAGAAGAAGTAAAGCCGAAAGATGAAAACTCTTTTGATAAATATTTTCCGCCGTTTCCAAGCTTCGCAAATAACAATTTGCCTCAGTTGGGCTTTTCTGATTTTCCTGGATTTTTAAAATGTGAACTAAAGCAAAATACAACAAACGCATTTGCAAACGATTATGTTGGCGACAATGCGGATGAAGCAAAAGTATTACGTGAAAATCCGACGGCAGAGAATTTAGATAAATTCCTTGGATTTAACAGAACACCGGGGAAAGAACCCAATGTAATGGAAAGTTATAGAAGATATGAAGCATATAAACAGCTTGATGAATATAAGCAAAGGAAGTATAACGAAATCACGGATTACGGAATACAAACAATAAATGAGGATAAATTCAGAAAATATATCACGCAAAACGGAAAATGGCTGACAGACAAAGAAAAGGAAGCTTTGTATAAATGGCATAAAAGTATGAACCCTGACATTGATTTTTGGGATTATGCTGCTGCTTTTAATCCGCTTTCTTTATTGACAGGCTGTTCTCGGCAAGAAAAAGATCCGAATCCACCGCCGGAGCTTGAGCCGACCACTATCGCTCCCACTCTGCCGCAAAATGAAAAAGCGGTAAAGTATCGTGAAGCAGCACAAAGCTTTGATGTAGCAAACAATCCGAAATATCAATATGATGAAGAAACGGATACTTATTGGTGTACTACCTATGTTAAGGATGTTATGCGTGTTATGGGTATAAATTTCCCATTAGACAGCGGGAATGGCTTGTATAAAGTTTTTGCAAAAGGATACCGTGGTTCGGAAGGTTGGATTGAAGTTGAAAATGCTAAAGAGGCCTGGGAATATGCCTGCCAAGGCTATCCAGCTATAGCTCTTCACGAAAATATAACAACCGATGATAGTCGTGGTCATGCTCAAGTTATTATTCCGAGTGCTACATTTGAAACGGGAGGAGCTCAGGCAGGAGGAATTAATAAGTTTGGAATGCCGATTGAATCAAGAGAGCCAACAAAATATTATATATATTCACCATAAATAAGAGAAAGGGTAAATAAATGAAAAAAACATTATTAATTATTATCGCAACAGTTATTTTAATTTCATCATGTAGTCCAACACAAAATTCTGTGAGACAAAAAAAACCGGATATTATGATAACAAAAATAACCAAAGAGCATTTTATTGGTTGTTGGCAAATAGCCCCCTCTTTCGCTGCTGGTATAATGGATTCACATTGGTTTTTTGAAGATGGCAAATACAGGTTTGGTTTTAATGAAATGGATGGACTTAAACGAATAATAGAGCGTGAAGGAATATGGAAAATCGAAAACAACAAAGTCGAAATAACTATTGTATCTCAGACTTGCTATGAAGGCGGAAAAATTATTTGGGATGATGCTTTTGGATATATGAGAGAAGATCATGAATTAAAATTAGAAATGATTGAACCTCCTAAAATTCTCATATACGAAATAATTGATTTGCGATATGATTTTAATGTTGACGATATTCATTTTAATGAAGAAAATCAAGGAAAGTATTTAACAGCTACATTTGGAAGTAAACAATATTGGAAAATTAGAGATCCTAAAGATCCATATAAAAAACAATTATGGGAGTATTATCAATCGGAATATGCAAAACCGATTGATCAAAGATGGAAAGACGATTAAACCAATGAAAAAAACATTCTTAATTATTATCGCAACAGTCATTTTAATTTCATCATGTAGTTCGACACAAAATTCTTTGAAACAAAAAAATCTGGATATTATGATAACAAAAATATCCAAAGAGCATCTTATTGGGTGCTGGAATGAGCATCCGGTTTGGTTTGCGGGAGCAGGAGATTCACATTGGTTCTTTGATGACGGAAGATATAGATTCGGATTTAATGAAATGGATGAACTTAAACGTGTTGAAGATCGTGAAGGAACGTGGAAAATCGAAAACAACAAAGTAGTAGTAACTATAAAATCTCAAAACCATCTTGAAGATGGAATAATTGTTTGGGATGATAGTTTTGGATATATGAGAGAAGGATTTGAATGCAAGACAGAAATGATTGTTCCGCCTTTAATCCTCACTTATGAGCTTGCTGACTTGCGATATGATTTTAATGTTGATAGCGAGTATTTTCAAGGAAAAAATCAAGGAAAATATTTAACAGCAATGTTTGGAAAAAAACAATATTGGAAAATTAGAGATCCCAAAGATCCATATGGTAAACAATTATGGGAGTATTATCAATCAGAATATGCAAAGCCGATAAACGAAAGATGGAAAGACGATTAAATATTGTAAGCAAAAACGGCGGGAGCAGCTTCCGCTAATCCGCAGAAAAACGATGATAAAAAAGAACCAAAATACAACGACCCTTTAAATGATTTTCTTTCGCCGAATTTGAAATCATTTGATTCTGATAATTATTTAGAACCGTTTTGGAAACCTTCCAATCCTACAGGAATGCTTCCGCCTGAACCTAAACAAAACACAACCGACGCATTTGCAAATGATTATGTTGGCGAAAATTCGGATGAAGCGAAAGCATTGCTCGAAAATTCAACGGCATACTAATTCGTCTCCAAAATTATAAAAACGCAACAAAAGTGAAATCGATTCACTTTTGTTGCGTGTGTTATATAAATAATTAAAACGTTTAAACGGTCAGTTTTTTATTGTTAAACTGCTAACCGTTTGAATAGATATGTTGATGCCTTTTGGTATAGACATATCAATAAAAAAAATAAAAAAAATGCAGTTATAAAAATTGCGAAAAGAAAGGAATTACACTAAAATGGCAACAAACACAAAAAACACAAAAACAGAGAACGAGGAGTTAGTGGAGGTGCGGCTTTTTAAGGACAGCGAGCGGTATAAAGATGATGTTTTCGTAGCGGTAAACGGCGAATCCTGTCTTATTAAGCGGGGCGAAACCGTTAAAATTAAAAAGAAATTCGCATTGGCGATAGAGGATGCTGTCAACCAACAGGAATATGCCTCAAAATTAAACGAAAACATTAAAAGCAATTGTAAAAGCAATAAATAAAAAAGAAAGGGGTTGCGAAGGACGGTTTTTTGTCGTAACAAACCGTTTGCCGCAATAACAAAAAAATGAACAAAAAATATAACTGTATTTTGCAGATAAAAGGTGAAGCCGTTAAAAACATCGGTTCTGTTGTGCAGTTTGATACTAACAATAAAATAAATTTTTCGTTGGTTGACGGAAGTGCACCCTTTAATATAAGCGGGTGTGACAGAGCGACTCTTACTGTATTAAAGCCTGACGGAAAGCTTTATATAACAGACGATGTTGTTATAAGCAACGCAAAAAACGGGAAGCTGGAGCTTATTCTCCTGTATGAATTGACTCCGTCATATGAGTTCGATAATTATTTGGGTCAGGGACCGGATGATTATTCGGTTGATATACGAAATATCGGCGGAAAAGAATATGAAATGGGAACGCAGGTATGCTTTTTCGGTGACAAGCTTCCCGAACCGCTTTGTGAAAAAACTGTTTACAATATTTCTGCGAAGCTGTATAGCTCGGGAAATTATTTTTACCGGATTCTTATTAGAGATAAAATAATTGCTTTGAGCAGCAGGGGAAGCGGATTTATACGGGAATATATCCCCTCTCCCGTTGACACCGCAGGGTCTTGCCTCTGTACATTGGAAATTTTTATAAACGGTGAGCGGATTTCTTCCTCACGCTTTTCATATGAGGTTATCGCCGATTTATCCCATGAAGGCTCTTTTTCTCCGTCGGAAACCGGCTTTCCTGTAATTAATTCAATGATAAAGCAGGTGAATGATCTTAATTCACATGTGCAGAATTCTGAAAATGCACGCATATCTGCGGAAGCAGACCGCGTTACCGCGTTTAACAGCCTTATAAACAGCGGAACATTCAACAATGCGATACCAGTATTTGACCGTGATTCTTTTAATGAATTTTTAAATAAAAACAACGGTGATATCGGAATAGCGGTTAATGATTTTATATACAGTAAACCTGCACCGGGTCCGGTAATTATAAATGTTAAAAAAGGGGACATTTGGGAATCTCAAGGTTCTACTATTATCCCTGAATTAAAAGGCAATATAAATGGTGTCAATAATAAAACTATTCCGTTAAATGATTATGATTCATATATGAAATTAGTAAATGGGAATATAGGTGACATCGGAATAGCGTTTAATGATACTTCATTTTTAATAAAACCGCCACCGAATCCGGTTGTTAAAACATTAAAAAAAGGTGATATATGGGAAAAAACTGAAAGTGAAGGAGTAGTTCTTCGCGGCAATGTTACTGACCCTAAACCACCCATAGCAAATTATAATTCATTATGGGGTATATATTCATTGCTGTACTCAAATATACCTGTTTCAAGTGATACATACAAATGGTACGGCGGCGTATTGGCACCAAATGGCAAAATATACTGTGTCCCTCATAATGCAACAAATGCTGGTATTATAGACCCTGCTTTAAACACAATAAACACTACATCCATAACAGGATTATCAACATCAACGGGTAAATGGTACGGCGGCGTACTGGCTCCGAACGGTAAAATATACTGTGTGCCTCATGCAGCTTTATATGTACTGATTATAGACCCTGTTACAAATACTGTTAATACGACATCCATAACAGGATTAGTAGGTTCAAACAAATGGGTTGGCGGAGTACTGGCGCCGAACGGAAAAATATACTGTGTACCGAGAAACTCCGAAAGTGTACTGATAATAGACCCTGCCACAAACACAGTAGATACTACAACAATTACAGGACTGACAACAACTGCTAACAAATGGGCTGGCGGCGTATTAGCACCGAACGGCAAAATATACTGTGTCCCTGTTGATGCAACAAATGTATTGATTATAGACCCTGCCACAAATACAGTGGATACAACATCGATTACAGGGCTTACAGGTACAAATAAATGGTACGGCGGGGTATTGGCACCGAACGGAAAAATATACTGTGTGCCGAGAAACTCCACAAACGTACTTATAATAGACCCTGAAAAAAACACAGCAGACACTACATCAATTACAGGACTGACAGGTACAAGCAAATGGGTAAGTGGTGTATTGGCACCAAACGGCAAAATATACTGTATTCCGAATGAGGCCGCAAACGTACTTATTATAGACCCTGAAACAAATACAGCAGACAGAGAATCAATTTCAGTTCAAACAGGGATAAACAAATGGGTCGGGGGTATATTATTTTCTAACGGAAAAATATACTGTATTCCGAGTGATGCTGCAAATGCTCTTGTAATAAACGAAACACCGGAAGTGAATCCATTTGCAATAGATATTTGTCTGTCGCCGAATTTGAATAAATTTTAAAGAGAGGATTTGATATATTATGGAAAACTTAAGAATTTACGAAAAAAAGGCTCAGATACCGTTATATAAGGCTGTCGTATGGTCTGATGACGATGAACACGAGTTTTATTTATACAGCGAAATGCAAAAGGAAAATTTTATTGAAAATATTGAAAATAAATTCCGGTACGAAATAACGGATTATCATCAGGATAACGCATGGATAAACGGTATGGAATTTACAAGCCTGCAGGACGTATATAATACGATTGAAATGGGGGAAGCTGCGTATTTTCGGAAAATTAATTTCGATGCTATGGAAAAAACCGAACAGTTAGAAGAAACAATAACAGACCTGCAGCTTGCGATTGTCGAACTTTATGAAGGGGGGTAGAGCGAAGGCTTTTCCTTCGCTATGGATAATTGATAATTAAAGAAAGGAATTACAATATATGGCTAAAATATATGCAGATCTTATTCGAAAAGGATTAAGAGCAATTGACGATGTTCCGGACAAGCTCCGTGACGCGGTAATAGAAATAATACAAGGAGGATACAGTTGACCGCTCCATAACGCGGGAGCGGCCGGTGACGACTTTAACGAATATTTAGGACGACTTTTGTCGTTTTCTTTAGAAAAGTCGTCAGAGTCGTCGTGCGGGACTGCGGTTTGCGAACCTTGTCTCAACGGCGTTAGGAGAATGCAAGCATTCTCCATGAAGAACATTTATGTTCTTCTTTCGTTATCCTCTATTGAAAAATTTAAAAGAAAGGAAACTACACTTTATGACGATAAATGAAGCTATTACCATTGTTGACGAATTAAAACCGAACGCGTACAGTACAGAGGATAAAATTCGCTGGCTCAATGATATAAACGGACGTATTTCGGTGACAGTACATAACAATAAAAAGTATAATCCGATTAATAACCCGGATGAAATGCTTTTGGTACAAAGCCCGTATGAAAACTTATATATTTTATATCTGATTGCGATGATAGACTACAACAACGAGGAAAGCGGACCCTATACAAATGACATCATGCTTTTCAACAACGCTTTGGATGAGTATAAAAAATGGTACTTGAAAAATGTTTCAAAAAACGGCCGGATTAAAAATTATTGGTAAGAGAGGAATAAAAAAATGAAATTACCGGTATTAAAGCATTATATACCGAAAACGAAAAAACAGACAATAGAATTCCGCGGAATAAACGTCACGGGGACGGCTGCTATTGGGGATTTTGTGAATATGAACAATCTTTGTTCTGAGGAATATCCCTGTCTAAAAACCCGGCGGCAGATGAAAAAGGTTGATATATACAAACGGTTCGGATTCAGCGAGCAGCAAAAAAACGGACGGATAACGGATATTTTTTTTAACGGTGAGATTGCCGTAATAACCGAAAAGCTTGATGATACAGGTGACGAATTATTACAGATATCAACGACCTCAAAAAACTTTATATTGGACAGCCGTCATAACAAGGACGGTAATAATAGTCAGGGCGGTACAGAAGTTTTTGAAAACAACGCGGCAGGATATGAGAGGTCTGTCATGTGGATGAACGGAAACCTGCTTGTTTATCCCGACCGCCTGTATTTTGATGAAAATTGGGAAAACGCATGTAACGGTCCTGTTGTTACACTTCCGCCGCCTTACAGCCAACAGCTTGCCATGACCCGATACGGACCTGATACAATAACGGTCGTATTTAAAAACAAAATATATATATACGGACATCAAAACATAATAAACTGGCTGCTTGGAAAATTTAATAACGGCCAAAAAATCCGTCTTTTTGAATCCGGGAATAATGAAATAAACAAAATAACAACGATAACAGGGAATCCTTATCAGCAAACCGGGGAAGCGGAAGATATAAAGGAGCTTTCCCATTTTGAATTATATGCCGACAAGCTTCGCTTGGTTATACCCCTTGCGGAGGATTCATATGAAATAAAAGGAAATTCCGGTTATTATATCCCGAAAAATTCCGTTACAATAACATCGGATGCGTTTTCAAAAAATTCCGATATGTTTATATTAAACGCAATTGAATATAATAACCGGATTTGGGGAACCGAAGGCAATACCATAAGAGCGAGCGCATTAGGCAAACACGATGAATGGGATGTTTTTGAAGGTGTATCAACAGACAGCTATGCTGTAGATGTAGCGTCAGGCGGAGAATTTACAGGCATGATAATGTTCGGCGGTGCGGTGCACGCTTTCAAGGAGGACTGTGTTTACAAAATATACGGATATAAGCCGTCAAACTACGAGCTGATTCCCATGTCGGTGTCGGGGCTTCCCAAGGGTGCTGCAAAATCCCTTGTTATCGTAAAAGACATTTTGTTTTATAAATCACACGACTGCGTTATGGCATACAGCGGCTCGCAGCCCCAGGATATTTCGAAATGCCTGGGCGACCTTTCCGGACATGCTGTATGTGCGGCAGGGACTGACGGTAATAAATACTATCTCTCTCTTTCAAAGGACGGTATTAAAAAGACATATGTTTTTGACACAAAAACCAAGCTCTGGCATATTGAAGAAGGTGTGGATGTCATTGCGTTCAAATCGGCGGGTGCACATCGGGGAATGTATGCTGTGAAAAACAGCGAGGTTTTTCAATATTGCGATGATGCTGCTTTGAACATAAAAAACCCCGTCAGATGGGAAGCGGAAATGTCACCGATCCATGAGTTTATATCCGAAAAAAAGATATATTCAAAATTTATATTAAAAGTCGAACTGGCAAAGGAAAGCAAATTAAATATATACATGAACTGTGACAAAAAGGGATATAAAAAAATTAAAATGGCAGCTTCAGCCGGCGGAACAGTATCCATACCCGTTATCCCGTCACGCTGCGATGAGCTTAATCTGAAATTCACAGGCGAAGGACCGTGCAAATTGATTTCACTTACCAGAATATACAGGGAAGGGAGCTATAAATAATAATACAGAATGCAGAATGCAGAAATGCAGAATGTGAAAAATGCAGTATTATATATAAAATATGATTAATATAAATTTACCGCATCCTTCATCATCTGATGAGGTTGTGAACCAATTGATTAGTGCGCTTTCTGAGTTGGTGTTGCAGATAAATCTTATGCTTGCGAGCATGGAGCCTGATACTGAAGTATATCTGACGCGGAAAAAAGCTGATGAATAGCGTGAAAAATATTAAAGTAAGGAAAATCATAGCGCGAACGCCATGGAATGTTTTTTATGACTATCTGTATGTCAGGACATAGCGTATTATATGCTCCAAAATAAAAAAGAAAGGATAAAAAAATTATGGGATTTTTCGACGAAGTTGACCGAGTCAAATAACGACTCGTCCGCAAGCGGAACCTTCGGTTTCAACGGCGCTTCGCTGTTTTCAATCGTGATAAAACAAAAACAAGCAATTTTGACTTCAGGCTGACACAGGATAATATGCACTTAATGCAACCGGATGTTGTATACGGAGTCTCAAAAATGGAAAGTTTGCTTCCCCCAAGTATGAGAATGGGCGCATCGCCCGAAGAAAGCAAGCAGAAACTGACTGACATATTCGGAAAAAACAGCGACTACAAACCAATGTTAGATGATTACAACGGATTAGGACACCCCGGAAAATATGCAAAGGATTATGCTGCGTATTATTCAGCAGGCAGAACAGGCGAATCATTCGACCACATGGCAAAAGAATATTCGAAGGGAGGTTTTATAAGCGACGCACTAAAAAATGCGTTTCAACATGGACAAAATGCAAAGAATAATACTCATAATACTCAACAGCAGCAAAACGACAAAAAACCTGTTGACAATCCCCCCGATATGGGATATAATAGTGAAAACAGGAACAAATCTTCGAGAGATGATTCGTTTGGAAATGATTTGTTTAATTATAAACCATTTCATTATTACGATCCGCAATATGAGCCGCTTCTTAATATAACAAAATGGGCTAACGAAACAAAACCTGAACCGAAAGAATTGACAGGGGAAGAACGTAAAAAAGCTATTGAACAGCTTTCGACGAGCGATTAGGAAAAGCTTGCCGCAGGCAAAAGCACAGGCAGAGTTCCTATATATGGATTGAAAGTAACCGAACAAGATGTTCTGGAACGCAAGCAAATGAAAAAGAAAAATGACAATCCAATAGTTGAAAGCCCGGAAAAACTAAAACAGAAATTTTTAGATTCAATAACAACAAAACAGTTAATGGACTATATCGTTGGAAATGATATCGGAGTCAAGGCACCTGACGGAGCAATTATTAACAGTATGGATCTATTGGTAAAAAAGAACAGGGAAATTGAAAGAGATAAAATTCTTGAAGCTTTAACGTCTGAACAAATGAGGGATATTCTTTTAGAAAATACATCATTAAAGAAGTTGGGTTATGATTGGCCTGAGGGTATGAAATTTAACAGTATGGATTATTTGGCGAAAAAAAATGTAGAAATAGAAAAAAAATTTTTTATAATACTTTAACTTCAGATCAAATAAATAATATTATCAATGGTAATACAACAAAAATCGAATTACCTGACGGAATAGAATTTAATAATAATGATATTCAAAAGCTAAAAAAATATAAAGATGAAATTGATGAAGTCAAAAATAAATACTCAGTTCCGTCTCGTTCGTATTCAAGCGGAGAAGATTGGACTCTTGACGAATTAAGGTTTTTTAGAGATTCAAATCACGGAAAAAATATGTCTTGGCCTTCTGATCCTAACGCTCCTATTAATATTGCAAAAAAGAAGTTTGATGACGAATGTGCTGATAAAGGGTGGAAAATTACATATACAGACGCATACAGACCGCAAATTGTTCAAGCACATTTTTATGAAATTTATATTGGTAAAATATCCAATGATGGTCACGGAAATCTATATGAAGTTGCCTACCCCAGAGCTACTGATGATCACAATACAGGAAAAGCTTTTGATGCATTAGTTACGGATAAAAATGGAAATTCATTAAACGGAAAAAATTTGTCAATTCTGAATTGAAAAAACTCGCAGACGAATGCGGTTTGAGAGTTGATAAATATGGTGATTTAGTTCATTTTTATATAAAATAAGGAGTGATTTTATTATGAAAAAAAGTATTATTTATTGTTTTGTATTGGTGTTTATGTTAATTTCCTGCAATAATTCGAATAAGGAAGCAACGCCCGATAATTCCGCAAAAAACATTTCGCAAACGACTGCATATATCGAAAATACGCAGGTGGAAAGTACGCCACAAACAGATGTGCAAACATTGTTTGGATTTACAAATAACGCCGGAAGCAAGCTGATTGTTTTGCCCGAAAATAATATTAATCCAAAATCTATGACAAATTTTAAATATGCAATCGGCGAAAACGGCAAAATATATAAAATCGAATACAGCCATTATAAAATATGGAGCGATGAGGAAAATCCCCGTAACATAGAGGAGGATAGCTGTGTTTATAAATTTTTAAATAATCAAACTGCAGCTGATAAATTTTATCTATTATTAACGCAGGAAGAATATGAGCAAACTACTGTTTATCAAAAAACTGCTAATTCAAGTCTTGCAACGGCATCTGAAAAATTAATTGAACAGTGCAGTAAAATGGCAGGTCGAAAAATAAAAAACGGCTGGACGCTTTGCGAATATCAAAATGGAATAAAAATAAGTTTGGTTGAGTTTGAAAAAAACGAAAATGATTTATTGGCATGGGTTGTTTTAGAGGACAGTAAATCAATCAGATATTGTCCGTATCCGGCAGAGCTTTCGGAGGACGGCGAGCATGGATGGAGCGGTTATGATAAAGGCGATTTGAATATGAATGATTATTTCGGAGATAGAGAGTTTATTTTTCGGGTTTTGTGCGTTATCAAAAATCAAAATGGGATATCTGTTTATCTCGAGCGGGCTTCGTATGAATTTTTATTAATTAAATTATTTGATTTTCCGAATGCAAAAACCGTATCCGGTCATTATTTTATGGGTGGGTATGATTTTTAAAATTCTCAAACAAAAAAATGTTAATTATTTGTACTAAATAAACTTTAAAACGCAACATAAGTAAAATTAATTTACTTATGTTGCGTATGTTATAAAATATCATATTAAAATTCATGTGAATTGAAATAGTCAGTTCGCATAGAATCATCGTTGAAAAAAACGAAAAGAAAGGAAGAAAATTAAAATGACAAAAAAGAATATGAACGGATTTGAATATGAATCACCTTCCAAATATAATGGGAAATACGATACAAAAATCACATCCAAATTAGAAAAAGCGGATAATGCGCCGGCTTTTAATTATGACATGAACAAAGACCAGTCATACAAGGCATTGCAAAAAAGCGCGCAGGAAAACGGAAGGCTTGCCATGAAAGACACATTAGGCGAAGCGGCGGCTTTGTCCGGCGGCCGTAATAATTCATGGGCGACAACGGCGGCTGCAGGCGCGTACAACAGGTACATGGGCGATCTTAACGACAAAATTCCCGCTCTTCAGCAGGCGGCACACGACAGGTACAGATACGAACGGGAACGGGACCAGAAATCCCTTGAAAACTGGATGAACCAAGGAAATGACGATTATCAGAAATACCTTGACTGGGCTGGAATAGAAGACGGCCAGAATAAATTCACACGGGGAATGTATGAATTTGACCAGGATTTTGGCGAAGGCAAAAGACGCTACGATCAGGATTTTGGCGAAAACAAAAGGCGTTACGACCAGGATTACGGCGAAGGTAAAAGACGTTATGATCAGGATTTTGGTGAAGACAAAAGACGTGACGACCGGAATTTTAATGAAAACAAAAGTCAGTCCACTATAAAAAACAACCAGACCTCTGCCTCACAAAAAGCTGATGAAAAACAATTTTTATTAAATATGAAAGCACAATTTCAAATGAGGGGACAAGCGGTTCCGCAATGGCTCGATGAAGAAATAAGGAGATTAAAATAATAATGATTAAAATAACAGAAAAACTTATCCCGCCCGCATATAAAAACGCGCGTCCGGGCATAATGCGGACAGGGTTCCGCGGAATTACATACCACGAAACAGATAATACATCAAAAGGCAGTAACGCAATGGCTCATGCGAACCTGCTTTATAACGGCTGGAAGGATGCGAACGGCGTTAT